ATATGATGCGGTGACGTTTAATTATCTTTACAATAAAAATATAACTAATATAAATATTAGAGGAACAGTGCCTCCTGCAGCACCTCTAGATCAGATTTCTGGAATGGCTCAAATACCTCCTTCACCTTCTGAAAATCTACAAATAAACTATACTGTAGACTATAACGAATGTGGAGTAGTAAAAACTATAGAATTAACTGAAGATTTTCCTTGTGATATTCCTGTATGTTGTGAAGATTGCGAACTAGACTTAAATATAACATTTGCAGATTGCTATATTCCTTATTCTGATGAAGGAATCGTTGGTGGTGCAGTAGAAGTTACTATTACATCTAATGGTTGTGTAAATGTAAATAATATTGATTTTGAAGGAGCAGTAGTCACTGATAATACATTGGGTACCTCAAATATACTAAAATTTGTAAAAATAAACAATAAGTGGCATATTCTTTCATCTGAAAGTTCTTGGCCAGTAGGCATGATTAGTGTAATATTTGGGTATACAGTTTGCGGAGTTTCTAAAAATTATTCAGGAACTTTTGGAAAAAATGACATAAATGAGTGTTGTGCAGATTGTCCAGAAGAAAATGCTTTTACTGTAACAATAGCAGATTGTTATGAAATCCTAGAGGGTATTACCATACTAGCTGACTATACAATAAATTGTCCAGGTTGGACAAATACTATCGGAGTTGTAGCATCTGTAATAAAAAATGGAGTTCAAATAGGAACAATAACTACTTATGGAGCAGGATACAGAATAGAATTTTCAACTAATGACATTTCAGAAATTTGTGGAATTGAACTACAATTAACTTCAAACATAGATGATTGCAATGGAGACCCAACTTTGTTTTATAGTACATTAACAATCCCTTGTGACCTTCCAGAATGCGGACCATGTGTTGATTGTGACAATCCTAATGAAGCTAATTATAACATAAATATAAATGATTTATGTTGGTCTGAAACTAATCCTTCATTAAGTAAGTATGAAGCAGTTATTCCAAATGTGTTCACTTGTGCAGGTAAAATATTAAAAGTTAGTTCTATAACAGTACTATCATCTACGGGTTGTACTTATACTACCGTAGTTAGAGATGGAATTTGGTACCTTACTGTAGATAAAACCTGTGCGGACATTAACCCTAATTCAACTATAAATTTAAGAATCTGTTGGAACGACTGTGACTAAAAATAAAAAAAATGGCAGAAAAATGTATAAATAAGGGTTTAGAAGCTCTTACAGAATTTGATAAAACTTGTTGTGGTTGCCCTTCAGAGGTTACTTCTTATTATCCAAGTTCAGATCCTTATATTTCTTATGAGGTTGGACCAGAAGATATGTTAAGTTTTTCCACTACTCAGTGGGTAATCCCAATTAAATTTCATTGCGGATGTAATGAAGTTTACAATCCTGGAGGAGGGTCAACTAAAACAGAATATTATTCTAAAATACATTCTGTAAAAGTTGTAGGAACAAATACTGCTAATGTATCTTTTGTATATTTAAACAACGCTACTTTTTCAAATGCATACCCTTCTAATTTTGGAGGAAATACTTATAGCCAAACATTAAATGGCTGGGCAATGGTTGTAGATAAAGACCCTACAAATGTTTTACAAGCTAAATCTTCTGGACTAGGTGGAGTTAACATAGAGGTTCAAAAATGTTCAGATAGTACACCTTTTTCTTTCTCGTTATATACTGAGTATTTTTTTGCAGATAATTTTAGAAGATATAGTAATTCAGTAGGTTGTAATAATACAAGTGGGGCAACTGCTCAAATTTATTTATGGCAAGGTGCTCAAAATACTGGAGGACAAACATTTTTAAATGGAAGTGTTGGAACAGGATATGTAGGATGCTACAAAGATTTAACTACATACTTTGCAACACCTGTAGTTTTTTCAGATAGCTGTATTGCTACTCAAGGAGGTTCTAATATTAGATGGCAAGCATTAAAGACAATCCAATCTATAACTGTAGTTGGTTCAAATGAGCCTTTAACTTGGGGTTCAAATACTCCAAATAGTGTTTGGGCTACTTATAATGGTTCCCAAGGATTATGGTATATAAATGTAGATAAAAATCCTGGAGGAACTTATCACGATAAAACAGTGGCTAATCCAACTATTGATTCAACAGTTGATTTAGAGATAGTGGTATTGGAAGCCAATACCCCTTGTAAAGTAGACCCAAATGACGCTTTTGACAACTCTATAAAAACAAGTACAATTACTGTTACTAATTTGGCTCTAAGTAATTTTAACAATACTACTTTCTGTACTTTTTAATTAATTAAACAAAAAATATGTGTGTAGACTGTAACCCTTTAGAAACCAATACTGGATTAATTCAGTACTCTGGTCCTGATTTAATTATATGTAATGGTAATACCATTACTAATGGAGAATTACTTACATCTGTAATTGCTAAATTTGATAATTGTATTGGCTTACTCCAAAGTCAATTAGATATGTCAACTTTAGTAGAAAATAGTCCTTGTATTAATTTAACTAAAACTTCTTTATTAACAGTATTACAAAGTATTTTAGATACTGAGTCTGCTTATTGTACTCAGCTACAAACATTAAATACTCAATTAACTGCTTTACAAAATCAAGTAAATAATTTAAATTTAACTAAACCTGTTACTGTAACTGCCTGTGATTCAACTAGAGTTACTTTAACTGAGACTACTAATTCCAAAACTTTTAAAGTAAATGGACTAATTCCCCCAAAAACAATCCTTCCTTATTTTGGATTACAAACAGATTTTGATGTAACAGGGTTAGGTTTAATTCCAGGACCTGTAGCAGGATGGGCTATTGCTAACGGTAATAATGGTACTATAAATGTTATAGGGACCGTTCCTGCTGTTTTAGGAAACTTTATAAAATATGGCCCTAGTGCAATTACTACTCCTTCAGGAAATAATTCAGTAACTTTAGATGATAGTAATATTCCTCCAGTATCTTTTACCACTAATGCTACTTTTAATGTTACAGGAACTACTGATCCTGCAGGTTTACATACACATAAAGCCTTTTATGAGTATAATGCTAGTAATGCTTGTCCTGATAGTTGTGGGGCTTACAGTGGTATAGATGGTAATGATCCTTTACAATGTCAAGGGGAAGGTATAACTACTGATGGAGGGAGAGATTGTGGTGCACGAGCTATTTTTGGGGCTTCAGGAATACACTCTCATCCTTTTACAGGTAGTGGTACAGGTTCTTTTACAGGAAGTACTATAAATAATGATCTTCAAAGTTTCAGTGTTGTACCACAACATATACAAGCTATTCCTATTCAATGGGTTGGGTGTTAAAATAAATAATAACTAATGACTAAACAAAAAATTATAGATCTTTTTGGTTATAAAGCAGGAAGAAAGTTATATAACTTATTATATAGTAGCTGTGCTAATTTTTGTTGTATAGTTAAAGATTGCTTAGGAATTAGTCCTTCAGGTAATCCTAATTTATTATTAAACCAACAAGGAGATTGGGTAACTCACTCAGGACCTCAAGGTTTATTTGGATTATTTGCTCAAACAGGAAATAGTACTCCAATTACAGGAACTACAGTTGAAACTACATTGATTAACGGAGGTGTAGGAACTTTAACAGTACCTGCAAATGGATTTCAAGTAGGAGATAGTTTTAGGGCTGTGTTTGGCGGAGTTATGAATGCAGCAAATAATCAAACTATTAGAATAAGGTCTAGAACAAATGGTGTTGTATTATTAGATAGCGGAGTGCAAACTTTAACAAATTCAATTATCAATGATGTATGGAGTTTAAATATTGATTTTACTATTAGACAAATAGGTGGTGCAACTGTAGCCTCTATTGTTTCATTGGGTTCGTTTCATTATATTAAAACTTCCAATGCAGCAACTCAAGGATTCGCATTTAATGTTGTTAATAGTACTACATTTGATACTACAATACCTAGCACTTTAGATGTCACTGTACAATGGGGAAGTAATAATGCGGGGAACTCAATATATAGTGATATTTTTATATTAAATAAAACATATTAAAAAAGTTAAATAAATGAACAGATTAAGTAGAGCAGATATTTTAACCATGTTTGGTTACACAGCAGGTACTAAACTATACAATATATTATACAGTAGTTGTGCAAATCTATGTTGCCTAATTAAAAATTGTTTAGGTATTTCTAGTGGAGGCGATGCAAATTTAGTTTTAAATCAACAGGGAGATTGGATTACTGCAGGTGGTGGAGGTAGTCAAAACTTATCAAGTGTTTTAGGAATAGGCAATGCATCTGGAGCTAATGATATAAATTTTGATACATTACAAGGATTGTATTTTGCAAACACTTCAAGACTAAGAGAGGGCACTATAGATGCAGGACTTGGGGGAACTAAGGGTATTGCTCAAATTTGTGCAGTTGGCTATGAGTTAAAGTGGGAAGCAGGAAGGCTTTATGTAATGGATGGAAATGGTACTGGAATTAGACAATCATTATATAATTTTAATGTTACTCCAACAGTTAATGATGATAATACAAAAGGATATGGTGTAGGTTCATTATGGACATTGGATGATAATAGTACTTATACATGTACTAGTGCAGCTACTGGAGCAGCTATTTGGGTTTTACAAACAGTAACTATACCAATTGAAATTCAGGTTGCAGCAAGTGATGAGTTTACTCCTTTAACTCCTGGAACATCAAAAGTTACTTTTAGACTTCCAACAGCTTTTACACTTACTGAAGTAAGAGCAAGTTTAACAACTGCTCAATCTTCTGGACTTGACTTTACAGTTGATATAAACCAAAATGGAACTTCTATTTTAGGGACACTATTAACTATGAATAATACACAAAAAACAAGTACTACAGCTTCAGTACCTGCTACAATTGCAACATCTTCCCTAACTGACGATGCTGAAATTACAATAGACATTGACCAGATAGGAGATGGAACTGCTACAGGTTTAAAAATAACTTTAATAGGAACTAGATGATAATTAATCCATATTTTTTTGGACCATCTTTAGACCCAGATGCACAAGCTTTCTTAACTGCTGCTGGAATTACAGATGCTACTATTTCAGGAGCTATTGACACTTTAGTAGTTCAAATGAAAGCTGACAATATATGGAGTAAAATGAAGGCTATCTACCCATTAGTTGGAGGCACTGATAATACTCACAAATGGAATTTAAAAAATCCTACAGACTCAGACCCTGCATTTAGATTAACGTTCAATGGGGGAATAACTCATGATGCAAATGGTATAACAAGCAATGGAGTCAATGGATATGCAGAAACATACCTAAATGATATAGTTGATTTAGCAAGTGATAACAAATCTATTTCAATGTATATAAGAAATGTTTTAACTATAGGCTCACCAATGGGATTAATCGATGCCTTTGGTCAAGTTTCTAATAGATTTTATCCTGAGTTTGCAGGTAGTGACTATTCTACTTTAGGTCTTGCTCAATCTGGTAGAAGTATTGCAGGAAATCAAATGGGATTTTTTACAATGAGCAAAAGTGCTGCTGGTAGTTTTAAATATTACAGACCAGGAACTTCTTCTATAACGGTTTCTTCAGCAGATGAACCTAATTTCTTTGGCACTTATTATTTATTAGCATCAAATAATACAGTTGGAGCGGAATTTTCTGAAGCAAATTTGGCGTTTGCTAGTATACAAGAAGCACTTAGTGATAGTGAAGAAGCTAATTTTAGAGCAGCTATACAAATATTTGAAACTACATTAAGCAGAAACGTATGATAGTACATTTACTAACAGAGCAGCAAAAAAATTTACTGATAGGAAAGCGTTATTTTAGTAATTCTTATTTTAATCCTATTCAAGATATTAATGACAATTGGATTATATCCCAAGAAGAAGTTTTAAATGCAACATATGAAGATGTATTGTGGGTAAAAGATTTAGCTACTATTGAATATATTGCTAAACCACCAATAATAAATTTTAATTAAATAACACTTTAGTATTAAAGGCAAAATTATAAATAATGAAAATACCTGAATTTAATGTAGTAATGATGTTAAAAACATTATTAATTTCTATAGTTGCCTTTTTTTCCCCTATATATGGATTATTATTAGCTGTAGGTGCCATGATTTTTTTGGATACTATATTAGGAATTATCAAGTCAATTAAACTAGATGGGTGGGAGTCTATTACATCCAGGAAAGCAAGTGTAATTATAAGCAAATTTTTACTCTATCAATTAACTGTATTAACATTTTTTATAATAGATTATAACTTAATAAACGAGTTTGCAAAATTACATTATCAAAATAATTACTTATTAACTAAATTGATAACTATATCTTTATGCTTTGTAGAAGCAAAGAGTATAGATGAAAATATAAAATCTATCTTTGGATTCTCTATTTGGACAAATTTGAAAGAAGTTTTAATAAGAACACAAGCGATAAAAAAAACTCCCAAAAAATAAAATTTGACCATGCAGGTTTATTTCTTAAACAGTCTTCCTGATTTTGGATATTCTTATTATATTTATTATCTTAAAACAGATGGCAAATATTATGGTTGGGATGCACAAAATAATAGATTTTATAATTTATCTACACCAAATATAGATGACTTATTAGGTTTAAGTTTTGAAAATTTACAAGAAGGGGATGTATTGTCTTATGATAGTGTTTCTAAAACATGGATTAACAAAGTTATTAATACCTCAACAGGAGTAAACTCTTTTAATAACAGACAGGGAGATGTATATTTATTAAGTTCAGATGTAACTGATGCTTTAGGATATACTCCTGAAGATCTTGCAAATAAACAAAATGACTTAACGCCTAGCTCTATAAAGTATCCTACTGTGGATGCAGTTAATGCGGGATTATTGACCAAAGAACCTGCTATAACAAGTGGTACTTCCTCTGAATATTGGAGAGGAGATAAAACATTTCAAACTTTAGATAAAAATGCAATAGGTTTAAATAATGTTGACAATACAAGTGATGCAAATAAACCTATCTCTACTTTACAAGCTACTGCAATAGGCTTAAAAGAAGACTCCTCTAATAAGTCCACCTCCACTACAGATAGTGCCAGTACAACTAAGTTCCCTGTTTGGAGTGCTATAGTATCTTATTTTGATATTTCAAGAATCAAAACAATATTAGGTATTACAACTTTAAGTGGTAGTAATACAGGAGATCAAGATTTGAGTGGATTAGTTGTAAAAAATAATGACATTACCGCTGCAACTAAAACTAAAATTACTTATGATACAAAAGGCTTAGTTACAAATGGAGCAGATGCAACAACTGCTGATATTACAGATTCAACTAATAAAAGATATGTAACTGATTCTCAATTAAGTGTGATTGGGAATACAAGTGGTATAAATACTGGTGACCAAGACTTAACTGGATTGGTTGTAAAAAATACTGCTATTGTAGGAGCTACTAAGACAAAGATTACATACGATGCAAAAGGCCTTGTAACAAATGGTGAAGATGCTACAACAGCAGACATAGCAGATACTTTAAATAAGCGTTATATTACAGATGCACAACTAACAGTTTTAGGCAATACGAGTGGGACAAACACTGGCGATAATGCTACAAACAGTCAGTATAGTGGATTGGCCGCTTCAAAACAAGATGTACTAGGATTTACTCCTGAAAATTTAGCTAATAAATCTACTAATGTAAATACTGACCAAGCTAGTGATACAAAATATCCAAGTGTTAAATCTGTATATGATTGGGCTACAATTGTTTTTACAACTACAAGTGCAGTGGCTACACAAATTACAACAGCTTTAGTGGGATATGCTACTCAATCATGGGTTAATAGTCAAGGATTTATAACAAGTGTAATAGGTTCTTTAGGTTATACTCCTGAAAATGAAGCTAATAAAGAAAATACAATTTTAGATACAAGCACTATAAAATATCCTACAAATAACCTAGTAAAAAGTGCTGTAGATTCAAAAGTAACTGCAAATGCAAGTATTACAGGAGATACAAAAACTAAAATAACCTATGATTCTCAAGGATTAATTACAAGTAGTACAGATGCAACTACAGACGATATTGCAGATGGGTTTGATAAAAGATATGTAACTGATGCTAATTTACTAGTAATAAATAACACAAGTGGGGTAAATACAGGGGACCAAACATTATCAGGTTTAGGAGGAGTGCCAACAAGTAGAAATATAACAGTTAATGGCACTATTTCAAACTTATCAGCTGATAGCACATTTACAGTTACAGATGCTAACTTATCAACTAGTGATATTACTACTAATAATGTAAGTACAACTAAACATGGATTTGCTCCTAAGTTAGCCAATAATACAACTCAATTTTTAAGAGCTGATGGTAGTTGGGCCTCTCCAAATGTCTCATTATCTGTTCAATCAGTAGCAAGTTCTGCTACAGTAACTCCAACAAGTGATAATAATATAGTAGTTATAACAGCTCAAGCTGCTGCACTAACAATGGCTATACCAACAGGAACACCTGTTCAAGGACAAGCATTAATGATTAGAATAAAAGACAATGGTACTGCTAGAGCAATAACATGGACAACAGGTACTGGAGGTTATAGAGCAATTGGAGTAACATTACCAACAACTACTGTAATTAATAAAACAACTTATGTAGGTTTAATATATAATTCTACTGATAGTAGATGGGATGCAATAGGAGTAGCAACAGAAGCATAAAAATATGAGTTATTATAGTTTAATTTCTTTAATGCCAAAAACACCTGCAATTGATCCAGATGCAAGTGCATTTTTGACTGCAGCAGGAATAACTAGTCCTACAATTACATCAGCTATAAATACTTTAGTTCTCAGCTTTAAATCTGCTGGAGTATGGACTAAAATGAGAGCAATATATCCTTTGGTAGGGGGAACTGCCACTACTCATAAATTTAACTTAAAAGATCCTAGAGACTTAAATGCTGCATTTAGGTTACAATTTCTTGGGGGAGTAAACCATACCTCAAATGGAATAACTGGGAATGGATCAAATGCTTATGCAACTACATTTTTAAATGATAATACTTTGAATATTAATAGTAAACATTTATCTATGTATATTAGAAATGCACTTACAGTAGGTTCACCAATGGGAACAATAACAAGTCCAGGAACTTCAAATAGATTTTACCCAGAATTTTCAGGTTTAGATTACTCTACTTTAGGAGTGTCCCAACAAAGTAGAGCTTTAGCTGGTTCAAAACTTGGTCAGGTTTTAATGTCAAAAACAACTAGTGGTCAATTTAAATACTATAGACCAGCTACAAGTGCTATAACTGTTAGTGCTGCTAATGGTACAGCAATAAATTCTATAAATTTTTTATTAGCAAGTAGCAATGGTGGGGTGCCAGAGTATTCCTTAGCAAATTTGGCTTTTGCAACAATAGGAGATGGTTTAACAGATGCAGATGAATCAAATATAAGAACAACAATACAAACTTTCCAAACTTCATTAAGTAGACAAGTATGATAGTATATTTATTAACTGAAACACAGAAAGAATTATTAATAGATCAATTGTTTGATGAAGATTCATATTTTAATCCAATTCAAGATATTGAAGATAATTGGATAATAAGTGAAGAAGAAATTAGTCAATGCACTAATAAAGAATTTGAATGGATAAAAGATTTACCACAAATACAATTTAATCCAAAGCCAACTATAATGTTTACAATTACTGAATAAAATAAATAACAAATTAAAAAAACTAAAATTATGAAATTCTTAAAAGAAATGTTTTGCGATGACAATTCCATTAATGAAAAATCTGTAATAGGATTTTTAGCCTTTATCATGATGTGCTTATTTGCAATGGTAGATATTGTAACGGGATATTTAGGCAAAGAGCTGATTGTAAATGAATTTATATTTACAGCATTTGAAGTGCTTGTATTAGGGTCATTTGGAATTGCTGCAACAGAAAAAATTACTAACATTATTAATAATAAAAAAAACGAAGAAAATGAGTCTGAGTAAATTACAAGAAAAAATTGGGGTAACAGCTGATGGAGCGTTTGGCCCTGGAACAATGAAAGCTGCTATGGCTTTTTACGGTTTTACCCCTGAGAGAGCTGCACACTTTTTTGCACAAACAGCACATGAGTCTGGAAACTTTAAAGCGTTCTCTGAAAACTTAAACTATTCTGCTGACGGATTGGTAAAAATCTTTGGCAAATACTTTACAGCTGCCACTGCCCCTAAGTATGCTAGAACCCCTGAAAAAATTGCTAACAAAGTTTATTCTTCTAGAATGGGCAATGGTGACGAAGCTTCAGGAGATGGCTGGAAATTTAGAGGTAGGGGAGCTTTACAATTAACAGGTAAATCAAACTATCAAGCATTTTCAGATTATTTGAATAACCCTGATATTATGACTAATCCTGACTTAGTTGCAGGTGAGCTTTCTTTTGAGTCTGCTAAATTCTTTTTTGATAAAAACAAACTTTGGGACATATGTGATAAAGGTGTAACTAAAGAAACTATTTTAGCTCTAACTAAAAGAATCAATGGCGGTACCCACGGAATAACCGATAGAGAAGAAAAAACATTTAAATACTATACATACGTTAAATAATGAAATACATATTTATAATTCTTATTATTTTACTAGGAGTATATATGTGGCTATCACACGATAAGTTTGTTCAAAACGAAGCTATTATACAAAGACTAGAAGACAGTTTGTCTAGAAAAGTAGACACCTTGATAGTAGAAAGAGATGTGGTAAAAGACCATTACATTAAATCTAAAGAGATTGTATATAAGATAGACGAAAGATACATTGCAGGCAAAGATTCTGTTTGTGATAGCTTAGTAGTAGCCCTAAAAACATCTCTTACAAACTGTGATAAAGTAATAGTTAAATCAGATACTTTAATCAAAACCCTTCTTGTGAGAGACACAGTTAGAGTGAAACATATACAATATTTACAGGCAAGAAATAAATTTTCTTTAATAGCTGGCCCAACCCTATCCTTTACTCCACAAGGAATACAACCTGGTGTTGGTATTGCTTTTGGGCTAAAGATAAAATAAAGCTATTGACAAATAAAATAAATGTTGTATATTTGTGCCAAATTTATCTCACTGAGACAAATTTCTAGTGCCTGACGTTTGAGGGGAAACCCTGGTTCATAAGATTTCACTAGATAGTTTTAAATAAGTAAGGACCTCCGAGGATTAACAATTCAGATACCTTCAGGGATAGGAGAGGAAAAAATAGGATCAATGACGTAAGAACTGGGCTTCCCAGTTTCCTATTAAAATACACGATAGTAAATATTCCTAAGTACAGANATGTATATGGAAATTTATGAACGAACTTACCAATAGAAACAAGATAAATGCGTTTATTGCAAAGTATATTCTGATTTCCTAGATTTTTTTTCTCGGGAGAACCCTCTATTTCTTTAAATAATATACTATAATCTTTAGTACTATTAATATGCTCTAACTATGCCCAAAAAAAATCACAAAAAATACATTTTTTTCTTTGAATTAAAAAAAAAGAAGTATCTTTGCGTGAGATAAATATAAAGATAGAGCAATTCTATCGGATACCCCTTGCTGATTCCCTTTGAGCAAGGGGTATTTTTTTATAAAAACTAATAAAATCATAATTTTTTTTTACTTTTGTGAAAAATTATGTGCAATAAATAAAAAAAGCATTACTTTTGCATAAAAAATATAATAATGGTAGCACAAAAAACAATAAATAGATTTTTAAGTTGGAGAGAAAATAATCAAAATTATCTACAATTTGGAAGACCGAGTAAAAAAACTTTACTTAAAAGACTTAACAGAGAAGGGTTTAGCCTTTGTCCAGAAGAATTAAATTTTTTACTCAAACAATCAGGAAAAAATTCTTTTGTAAAAGAAAAAATAAATGAAGGGACTAATGTATGGGTTCCTTCGGAAATGGTAGATACAGTTAAAGAACTCAATGCCATCTACCAAGAAAGTAAAAAACTAGGATTAGATGTGGAAGACGTAAAGCATGGGTGGTTAAAAACACAAGATGCCTCAATGTTCTTCACTAATCCTTTATATAAGAAAAAAGAAGAGGATGGCTTCTATAATGAACTAATAGAAGATTTACAAAGTTTTTCTCCTTCTTTTCCTGTCATAAAAAGAACACCTAGTAGTGAGGGCCATTTACTAATTATTGACCCTGCGGATATACATGTGGGCAAATTAGCTATGGCTTTTGAAACAGGAGATGAATATAACACTAAAATTGCAGTAGAAAGAGTTTTAAAAGGAGTACAAGGTATTTTAGACAAGACATCAGGATTTAATATTGACCAAATTCTTTTTGTAGGCGGTAATGATATTTTACATATTGATACTCCAAAAAGAATGACTACTTCTGGTACTCCTCAAGATACAGATGGAATGTGGTATTCTAATTTCTTGGTAGCCAAGCAGTTGTATGTAGATGTATTAATGATGTTAATGCCAGTGGCAGATGTTCATTTCACATTTAACCCATCGAACCATGACTACACTAATGGCTTCTTTTTAGCGGATGTTATTAAAACATACTTTAAAGATTGCAAAAATATAACATTTGATTGTTCTATTGCACACAGAAAGTATTATAAGTATTATAACAACTTAATAGGAACAACTCATGGAGATGGAGCTAGACAAGCAGATTTGCCATTATTAATGGCACATGAAAGTAAAGATTGGAGCGATTGTAAGCATAGGTATATTTATACGCACCATGTGCACCACAAGACAGCGAAGGACCATATAGGAGTTACAATTGAAAGTTTAAGAAGCCCTAGTGCTTCAGATAGCTGGCACCATCGAAATGGGTATACAGGAGTACCAAAGGCGATAGAAGGCTTTATTCACCATAAAGAGTTTGGACAAGTGGCAAGGTTAACTCACATATTTATATAATAGTATGAGAACTTTTTTTTATTCTACAGGCGAAACTATAAATAACAACCAAATCAATAATGATGGGGAAGGAAAAAATATAAATCTAATATCAATTTATAGATACTTTATTTCCCATCCTTTATGCCAATTTAGAAATATGCCTTATCAAATTTTTGCAACAAGTTATAAAAATTGGTTAGAAGCTAAGTATAATTAAAAATAAAACATTATGACAATAAGAGAAATTATAAGTGGATATAGGGTACCTATAGACCATGGTCTTCCTTCAGATGACACAGATTTTCCTACAAAATATATCTATCACTTAATGAAGTTAGCTAGAGCTAAGTTATTATATGATAGATTAAATGACCCTAGGTTTAATTATAATTTAGCTCTACAAACTTTAGAATGTGTGGAGCTACAATTAGCAGATACTAACGAATGTTGTGAAAAGCTTCCTTCAGGATGCAAATGGTTGAAATCAAAAAACCCTATACCTGAAACTATCAATAACATGATTAACAAAGTGTATAATGATAGGGGAGACACTTACAATAGAATACTATCAGAGTCTTCCAATTCATTTAAAAGATATTCTTTTATAGAAGAAAGTGATTTTAAATATTTGATTAAAAACAGCTACTTATTTGTACCAGATTTAGATAGCCCTCAATGGGTAAAAATTGAAGGCTTATTTTATGATGACGAAGTAATTAAAGCTACATGTGGACCAGTGTGTGATTTATTAGATACAGAGTTTCCTTTAGATAGCAGATTGGTTACAACTATGTATTCTATTATGAATGAAATGATAATGAAAGTATATCCTTTCTTTAAGAAAGATGTTACAAATGATAGTACAACTGACGATACTTTAAATAATGCGAAGGGTAAGTAATAAACCAAAATCTTTTTATTCTTTAACTAAAGCGGCAAAGGATAGCAAATTTGAGGATAAACAACTCTATAAAAGAGTTGTAGAAGAAATATTTAAAGTTGCTGGTCAAAGACTTATATATAAAAATAGAGTGAATCTTCCTGGATTAGGTGCATTTTATTTAACTGCTTATAAATCTGATAAGAAAATAGTAGATTTTGGAATGACAAAAAAATTAGGTAAAACTGTTTACTATACAAATTTTCATTCAAATAGAGTTAGATATAGAATATCTTGGGGAAAAAGTATAAGAACAAAGTATTATATTTTTAAACCATATAGATTTTTAAATAGAGAATTAGCTAAAAAAATAATAAACGATGATTAATATAGAATTAGTACCTATAAGCACTGTAATTGAAAACTGGAAACAAATTGCGGTATCAGAATTAAACTTTAACGAAGATCTACTCACTGAGTGGATTTTAGATGCTTATAACGACATTGGAACTTATAAGCAATATAAAGAAAGAGTACAGAGGCTTAAAGTAAGAAATTACAGAGCACAGCTTCCTTGTGGGTTTAGACAGTCTTTATATGTATTGGCACAGCCTATACGACCTCAAGAAGAAGCTTTTTTCTTGACAGAGTACATTAGACAGGAACCTGGTAATGAAAACTGTACATGGGAGTATAAAAGAGTTTGTAAATGCCCTGAAAATACATCTTGTCATTGTGAGCAAAACTATATAGAAACCGCAGGATATTTATTTATCAATAATCTAGAAAAAGCAAGGGGTTTCAAGTTTGCAACAGTACAAGATTTTACACAATGGTACGCTACAAACCCAAGAAAATGGGTGGTATTGCAACCTCAAAAAAATGAGGTGTCCCTTTTAAATTATAGAGAATTAGGCATTCAGTTACATCCTTCACACTTTTTTAATATAGATAATGGGTACATTATAACAGACTTTAAAGAGGCTGATTTATTAATTGGATATTTGGGAATACCAATTGGGGAAGATGGTCTTCCATTAGTTCCAAATATGGGAAGTTATACAAATGCTTTAATTGCTGCGTTAGAAAGAAAGTTTGCTTATATACAATATAGAAAGAGCAGAAGCAATGCTGATTTAAACTTTTTCCAACTATCTGATAGAGAATATTCAAAATGGAAAGTTAAAGCGAGAGAAGACATGAATGCTCAGACATTTGAAGAAATGTGGGCTATGGGAGAAGCCACAAATCAGTTTTTGGTTCCTAACGAATATCATGGTTTAGACCAGAGAAAATCACAAAAAATAAATAACGGGTTTACAAGATATTAATAAGTTAATGTATGGCAGAGCAAAATAACAATAAAACAAGAAGTCTTCAAGATATAAAGAATTATACCTTCACTAAAGGTATGAATGATGACGCTTCTCCAGAAGCACAGCCAGCAGATACCTACAGAGCTGCTTTGAATATGGTGAAAGAATCCTCTGAAGGAGATGAGAATTTTCTCACCACAGAATATTCTAATGCATTTAGAATCAAGTTGCCTGGGAAAGTTTTACATTCTAATTTGATTAAGCAATTAAATCAAGTTGTAGTATTCTTGCACACAAATCAAATAGGCTTATATGACCCTAATTTAAATACCTACACTACTTTATATTCAGACCCTGAATTAGATTTTTCTATTTACTTAGAGTCAGTTGCTTTTACAAAAACAGAATGTGAAGACATTGTGTTAATTTTTTGGGATGGTAAAAATAGAGTGAGAAATATTAATGTAACTAAGTATCTAAAAGAAGGTGCGGGTTCAGGTAATGTTGAAGATTTAGAATTGTTTAAAACTGCTGATACTTGCATTAATTTAAGGGATGTAGGATTTATTGAGAATGCTGCTTATAATGTGGATGCGGGCGTTTATAGACCTTTTATTCAATATGAAGATATTGATGGTAATACTACTAACTTTTATATTATAAATGAAAATATTCCTTTAATAGAAGACAGTATAAATGGCACTTATGAATACCTTGATGGTAATGAATCTAAGATTTTAAATAAAAGTATTGTATTAACATTTGAAAATGTAGACACTAAATATGCTTTTATTAATGTTGGATTTATTAAAACAGTTGGGGGAGTCTCTACTTCTTTTATTTTTAAATCCCAACAACCTGTAGCGTCAAATTTGACAGTTACTTATGAGGGTGATACTACCTTTAATCAAGGAATAGATTTAGCGGAAGTTTTAAATAAAAGAGCTTTTTATGTGTCGGCAAAGCATGGATTAATTTATAATAATA